TACCGCCATTGCTGCCGCCCACCGGGTGGCACACGGCGGGGCGGTCGTGCCCCTTATTCGGGTGGTCCTTGGCATTGGCAACGCTAAGTGTTCCAAAACCAAATACCAGCACAAGTGCGCCAAACAGCGCAATAATCTTCTTCATTTTACCCCCAATAGGTTGTTGATGTTGGTACAGTCTAGCACATGTCCGACATGTCTGTCAAGGGCTATTTTTGGACAGATGTAAAGGTCGGGGTGGCCGCTAAGCGTTACCATTAAGCCAACATTTGAATCTGGCTCCCCGACCCCTCTACATCAAAAGATGTAAATAAGTAGTGCAATGATTGCCAGCACTACTAGGATAGTCCACAGTAGACCACCGCCCATATTAATCACCACCTTAATGGTATCATACTACCGGCGATTTTCTAATGCAAGCGCCCCCGGCAGGATTCGAACCCGCGTCCAGATGGGTAGAAACCATCCACTCTGTCCCCTGAGTTACGAAGGCATTGGTCGGGTGGGCTGACTTTGGACATATTATGCCACAGGGACCAGCCGGTACTTCCGGTGTAGCACCCGACCTATTTATTTGTATTTTTTTGGCTTGACCAAACCGGCCACGCCAAGATTCTCAACAACCTTATCAGAATAACGATGCCCCTTTCCTCGTTCGCATCGGGGCGAACAGAAAACAAGCGTGTCAACAATCCAAAGATGTCCAACAATTCTTACGTTACATCTGATACATTTCATATGTTAGCGTTTATACCGCCCGCGTGGCGTGTGAGTTGTTCCTGCTTTTATTGTATCACACGGTCTTACCGGTGCGCAACCTGTTGCGCCTCAGCAGCCACGTGCGGTACGTGATGTAATCATGTACAATCTCTTCGCCCTTGTCATTCACTTTACGCATATTGCAGTTAAAATGAATGTCACAAACGATTTCATTGAGTTCTTCCCAGCGGGACTTTGGCCCATCGGGTAGTGATACGGGTCCGCTCATGTCAACCTCCTTACTATGTCGTAAGGAGGTCAGCCGGTGTCGTTAATCAATTCCATCCTCAATCCCACAGGGCGCTGAAACGCTTGGCGTACAAGGCCAAGCCCTCATCCTGTGTTTTCAAAATTCTGTCTGTTTCTGCCTTGTCGCGGAAGTCATATTCCATGTTGCTGATGGTTTGGTGTGCCTTGAATCCAGCAATCATGATATCCAACTCAGACTTCCACTCATCCATGCTATGGAGGTCGGCGGGATAACCCGCGCCGTCCCTGAACCGCTCCAACGCCTGAATGTTCACCCACGCCATGTAATCTGAGAAGTTCCACCAGTCATAGGTAGAGAAACCATTGGTCATACGTTCTTCCATGTGTCTGGCAGCGTCATGCTTGTCACTGGTGTAGACCCACTTGCTTGGGTCAGACTTGACATATTCGTTGTATTCAATTCCCATGACGGTCCTTTCAGATGCATCCGAATGCGTAGTGATTGTCCATTGGAATGTGAACGATGCGATAACATACGGCACAACGTCCGGTGGTGCGGCGAATCTTCAAATCCTTCATGCGCTGAGCCATCATCTGGTTCTTGGCCTTGTTGGATGCGCCGCGTGCTTGTGTACTCATGTTAAACCCCTTTTCCGGGGTTACCGATATTTAGGTAACCCCTAAATTGTCCGGTTTAACATGGTGCCTCCTTAGCATCTATCCAGTCCTCGCTGGGAATTTTGTCTACACACGCCTTACAGGCCGGTAGAATAACAGTCTTGTCAACGGTGGTATCAAGCATGGTCAATTGACCATCAGCGGGTTGTGCATTGCACAAACTACACCATTCGGTCAACGCTTCCTCGCTCGGGCTTCCTTGTATTCGCATTCAATGACATTGACGCCATATTGGTCGCCTGCGCCAAACGCGTCTTGAATAGCATCCCATGCGTCTGACTCGTCAAAGGCTTCCACTTCTACTTTAAGCGTTACTTCGTACTCGTAAGTGTTCATGAGATAATCATATCACGTGTCAGGTAATAATGCTATCTTGGAGCGGTAGAAGGGGGTCGAACCCTCATGTATCCATTACTCTTTCAATTGGTTCGTAGCCAAAGGAGATACTACCGCATGTATCTTGAGAGCGTGTGGCGGGAATCGAACCCGCGAGAAATGATTGGAAATCACTTATGTTACCTCTACATCACACACGCAGGAGCAGAAAGTTTTACGAGTATCTGCAATTTAACTCGCTGGTAGTGTGTGGCTTTAGTATACTCCACCACTCTTCCCATTGTGCCAGCGCAGAGACTTGAACTCTGTTCCCTCGGGCTTCAACCGAGAGCATATCCATACATGCTCCACTGGCATATCTGATGGTCAAGGGAGGTAGACGTGGGGTTTGCACCCAACCGGCTTTCACTCTTGACCACCGATATATAATCATAGCACATGGCTATGGTCTTGTCAAGTCCTAAGATTGTTGACGTACTGTTCTCCTGCTTCGGTCAGACTGAATACCGGCTCGATACCGCCGTCCTCAGACTCCTGAAACGCCATTTGAAGCAGCCCCATATCAACAAGATTGTTCAGGGCCTCATCAACCTCTTGATAAAAGTCTTGTTTGACAACCTCGGCAACGGCCGGGTACTTTAATTCTAACACCGGCAGATTGAAAGTGACCAGAGGGCCTTCGTCCGCCTCTTGAATGTCAAGAATACAGCCCTCTTGGAGAAGTTCTGCAATCATGTCTGAATGACTATCCCAATCGTACATATTTCAATCCTTGATGTAAAGGAAGGCTCCAAACAGTACCGCCGCAATCAACACCATGGGGAAAGTGATGAATGGCAGCGCACCCGCGAGGAACCACAGCCCGAAGGCTCCCGCACCAGTCTTTACCAACGCAGCACCAGCGCTGCGGCTAAAAGACTCGTCACTCGTTGCCAAGGTCTTGGTCGCTACATACTTCTGAATCTCATTCATGTCATACCTTCCTATATTTGGTGATGGTGACCTCGTAAGGCTCAACTGCAAAAATCTCTGGGTCGCCGTAGTCGCCCCAATCCTGCATTTCGGTGGCGGGCGCAATGTCGTGCACCGCCACATATTCACTCTCACGACGATAGACAACCTCAATGACATCGCCCCAGCGGGGAGAATCATCAATAACCTTGCGACTGACCTGTTCGGTTTGAGTGCCCTTGTCGCGCCACTCACCGTCCACATGCTCTTGGTCAAGGTCAGGACCGTCGGGAGGATAATGTTCTTCTTTGTACCAGTTTTGCAAATCTTCTATCAAGTCAAAACTCATCAGTTCAAATCTCCTTGATTCTGGCCGAACGTGCGGCGGTACTCGTCTAGTTGCTTCTGTTCGGGTGTTCGCTGGTCAATCTTCTCCAACTCTTTGACAATCAGTTGATACTGGCGCTCGGCCTCAACCGCATTGCGTGTGTCTCTGTACTTATGCTCCATGGTTGTAAACATCAACTGACATACGTAGAATGACAACACAATGGCCGAGGACTTTTCAAAGTTTAGATTAAAAGTGTCGTGCCCCACCCACCAGATGAACAGTGTGGCAAGCAGCCAGCAAACCAAATACATGATGAAGTCGGAAATAAGCATCTTTAAATTGTTCATTGTTTTCCTACTTAGAACTCTTCGCGGATACGCTAGCACCACCGGCAACAATATTGCCAATCAGAACAAGGAAGAAGCAGTTCCAGTAGGTGGCGGTATCAAAGTAATTAATGCCTGTGTATGGTCCAATCCAGTGAACGAGAAATGCCTCAAGTAGTGATAAAAGAAATCCGACTACAGCGGCAATTAAAAGAAGAATAACAATCATTTCATTCCTATCTGTTAGGGAGTGCGGGTAATGGGACTTGAACCCACTGAGTAGGGCATGATGGAATTGAACCATCTATCGTCAGGATATAAGCCTGCTGCATCGACCGTTATGCTAATGCCCCAAGGCGGTACCGGCCCCGATTCCTTAATACCACCGGGTCATGACTCCCGGCTCCAAATCGGACTAGCCTGTCCCGTCCGACCGGTACCTTGTGTTGCAACACACCTATATCATAGCACATGGCTATGCGCCTGTCAAGACCATGCGATGGTCAATGCTAGTTCGTAAACTTGCTGCCCCTCACGCTCAGCGGACAGGTTACAGACTGCTCTGTGTACCGGCGTGAGTGTCGGGTTGAATCGCCCGACCTCACGCATTTCTCTAAAGTTGTACGCTAGTCTTATCGCATGACGCCTTTTCTTGTAGGCCTTTTGCTCATCGGCTTCATCATTAAGAGCGAATGACTTCATGGTGCGAAGGTACCGCTCATACACGCCGGTACCAACACGGTACTGAGCACGCAAGGGTCCTATGTGGTCAACTATTGGCATGCTAGAAAACATGGCCTCTAGTGCCTGCGGTACACCCATTTCACAATAGCGTAGCCATGTGCCTATGTCCATGGTCATGGAGTCCACGCCGTCAACGATTGATTGACGTGCGTACTTGGCTCTCTTTGTCTTGACCTTGGAGACGACGGTATAGAAATCTTCATCACTACCGGCGTGATTGAGACCATAAAGTCTACTTCCATGAACGGTTTTGAAAAGTACGTCCATGGTTCACCCCTTACAGTGTCCTTAGGAACTCGGTCATTTTACCGTTGTATGTGTGACTATTGTAGCCACGAGGATTCTTTGATGTTTTTAATGACTCATCATAGTAGGTGACAGTAACGGTAAAGTCGTAATCACCACCACAGGTGGGACAACCCTCCCAATATGTTGCATCATCGTCAATGCGAACGTCGGCGGTATCAGGAATATCGAAATACTTCCTGACCTCGGCTTCAAATTGCTCATAAAATGACATAATATCCTCCTAGTACACCACAACCCCTGAGAATTAACTCAGGGGTTAGGTTACTGTGCGGAATGCAAAGGAGTCGAACCCTCGCCCCGTAGGACGGCTCGTGTTTTCAAGACACGCTGCGAACCGCTTCGCGCTACATTCCAAACGCCGAGCACATTACCATTATGCTATGGGCAAACTTGCGTTCTCCCAACGGGATTCGAACCCGTATCTCTCGGCCGGTAGACGGGGTGGGAATTGAACCCACCTGAAACTTGCGTGTAAAACAAGCGCCTCCCCAATCGGCCACCCGTCCATATTATGTACTTGATATTACTTGAGGATATGTTGGAAAAGTGTACTGGTAATTATTCGCCGGTACGCGTTCATATTCCTCGGTTGTTTCACGCTCAATGACCTTGCCCTTGGCGTCAAACTTTTCTGTTACTGTCTTTTTTACCAGCCTTGTGGTAAATGTTGATGTTGTAATCATAACGTCCTCGCAACGGGGGTCGAACCCGCCTGAATGCCTCCCGTGACAGGGGAGTGACCACTCCTACCGCAGTCCCTACGAGGTTGTTTAATTATTGCGTGTGGCGCGGGAGAATCGAACTCACCTATCACTACTTTATCAGAGTAGGGCATTTACCAGTATACTACCGCCACAAAAGGCTAGATAGTTCCTGAGAACATCTAGCAGCAATATGCGCCTACCAATAGTCAGTGGTAACGTTACCTCCACCTATTCGGAGTCGAACCGAAACGCCAGTCGGAATGGAGAATTACGATATCTCGTCCTCTGAGTCCCAAACTCAGCGCGCTGCCTCTGCGCCACATTCCGTTGCCATATACTTGTTATATGATTCGATAAGCATGGGGGTTGCTGTGCCAACGTCTATTGACCTAGAAATAGTTCTAAGTCCGTGGCAAACAATACACACTAGTTCACACTTATCAATTTCTTTCAAAATATCCTCCCATGAATTATTGCAAATCATGGATGAAAGTTGATTGTCTTTCTTTTCTATGCCCAGATGGTCGAAGTGCATCATTGTAACTGGATAAATCTTACCACAATCCACACAGGGATTATTTTTCAGCGCATAGTATCTTTCGTAACGCCTCGTTCTACTTTTCTTCGAACTGTCTGCGTACTTAAGTTTTTGACCCTGACCCAAGTGGTAAGCAATGGTACCCTTTGAGCAGTCTAGTTCTTCTGCTATTTGTTTATATGTTAATCCCTCTTCGCGCAGGGAAATAATCTGTTCTCCTATTGACCGTGGTTTCGACATGCAACAAGCATATCATCGTTCGACTCTACTGTCAAATTTGAACGGTACGGATGGCGGGAATCGAACCCGCTTTTCCTAGTGCCCAAGACTAGTGGATACCCATTTTCCTACACCCGTATGTTTAATTATGTGGCACGCCGCCCGGGAGTCGAACCCGGCCCAGAGGATTTGGAGACCTTTATGCTTCCGATACACCAGCGACATATGTACACCGACTGAGCATGACCTCAGACCTCCATCCACGAAATACGCTTCTGGTGTGCTCATTACACCACCGGTATATGTTGTTGTACTTGTCCAGTATAGCACACCGTCAAGGGCTTGTCAACTCTTGCGCTTGTTTGTGTACCAGTCATAGACTTGATGAATTAGACCTAGGACAGTGACTACCGCCCCGATGCGCTTCAACCACTTCATTCTACACCATCCTTGTTGATGCTGTCAAGTAGTTCTTGTCCCCACTTGCGAGCAAATTCTATTGGAATAATATAGTCACCCATTTGAGAAAGAACCAGTTGATGTTCCGCGTGTGGTTCAACTGGTCCACCGCGAGCAAAATCATCATAGCATTCATCGTCGTTCATGTCAACCCCCTACCGGCCGCAATCTGCTGTCGCGCGGGAGCGAGCAATGGTACCCACTTGTTTATCCATGCGGTCGCACCCTGCTCATCGTCAATATCTACCAAATCATCAACCATGTCATTGATGTATGTTTCGGTTGCCAGCCAAAGCGCAACAGAAGTCAAGATGAAAGAAATATACTCGTCAGCATCTTGGGCGGTAGACTCAAGTAGAACAATAAGTTCTTGTATCTCGTCCAATATTTCTTGCTTTTTCTTGTCTTGAGCCTCTTGACGCTGATGTCCTATATTTGATGATACGGCTATTAGGAGCCTAATGAGGTACCGGCGCTGCGGCCACGTCAATGTGCTGATGCGGCGACGTAAATAATCCAATCTTAGTACCGCGTCGTCCAGCGTGTCTATATCTGGTTTGTATGTAAAGAAATTTGGGGCTTGTCCTACAGGTACCGGCGCGGTGGTGCTGGGGTCAGTAGATTCCTCTGCAAATCCATAACGCTCAACCATGTCATAGTCGGCGGGCCACAAATATTCCTTCTTGACAGGACCGGCTTTTTTCTCAATGAGCATGACTCTGAAAAATCCTGTGAGATTGCCGCTCATTGCCATATTGGCAATGCGGTTGGCAGCCACTTCACGAAGATTATCAAAGTCCAACCATTCCCAATCGCGCTGAGACATTCGGGAGAGAGGAACGAAGGTCACTGTCCCGATACTCTTTCTAAGTGTGGGGGCAAAGGCTCCGTCCCACATCAGCGGTCGAACGACCTACTCGTGATAATGGCGGCTTCGCCTTGGTCTTGCAGCAACTTGTCCAAGTCATTGACAGAAACATAGGCGTCTCCACCCTTGCCGTAACCCGTGCCCCATGAGTTGTGCAGGGTGACAAATGACCTTTCCTTGTCTACGTTGTCCCATGTGGCTGGTAGCGCGGTGTCTATCTTGACAATCTTTACGCCCTTGGCAAGAATGCAATGGCCTCCCACTACCGGCCCCGACACGCTGATGAATCCATTGCTGTCAGGGTCGTACATATTCTCATACCAGTTGATGCCCAAGACCACCGGCCCTGAATAGCCGATAACCTTGAGTGCGTCCTGAACACCGAAAGCCCAGCGGTAGCCGTTAATCAGTGAGCGATTACGAGAGTTGACCAGTTCGTGAGCGGCCTTTAGGCCTGCGAGCACGCTAGTACCGGAATAATCCTCACCATCCCACTCGTCCAACTGACGAGCGCGGGAATAGAGTTGCAAAGCAAACGCCGCATCCCTAAGAACAATCTTGGGGCGTGCGGCGAGTTCGTGCGTGACACCAAAACCAACACAGGCACCTTCTCGACCTTGGTCAAGGTGAATACCACATGACCATGTGTACGACCTGAACGCTCTCGTGTCGTCGGGCGCAACGGCGGCAAAGCCGCGTGACCGCTCATCAAACTGCGGTACTCTGTCAAGAACATACTGCCTGTAATCTGTCATTTTGCTGCCGCACTAGGGGTCGAACCTAGACTTTCTTGATTCAGAGTCAAGCGTGTTGCCAATTACACCATGCGGCATTGTGGGCTGCTACGTTTCCGTCCTGACCCTTTAATCTATTGTAACACATTGATTTTTTCGTGTCAACTAACGTTACTAATCAGTTTCCAACCAATCTTGTCTTTCGGGACACCGAACAGCACAGCCAAGTCTTTAAGTTGTTGACCGACCTCTGGCTTTGAAGATTCTACACTGAACTCATATAAAGTTTCAAGATAGTGTGACTCACCCCTGAAATATGTATCGGGGTCGAAGAAGAAATAATAACAAACACCAGACATAAAGTCACCACCGTAGGTAAATCCCACAGTGTCGAATCCATTCTCATCGAGCCAATCAGGAATCTCTCCATCTTCATAAGGCTCATAATCCTTTAGTACCTGTGGTACCTCATCTTCTGGAATAGCAATTCCATATCCAATGCTGATACTGTAATCAATACCCATTAGAACAGTTCTCCTTGATTGACCTCTTGGTCGGCTAGTTCTTTGTTTCTGTATTTAAGGCAGACGATACCGGCGGCTCCACGGTCGTCAATGATGTCCATGGGTTCCTCTAGGTAGAACTCACCCTCAATGTCATAACACATCGGATAATCTACCGCGTGCAGACCATCGGTGACGGTATCCTTTTGGAACACACAACTCTTGCATTGATTTTTTTCAATAAAATGAATAGCATCGTGAACATATTCAAAACGGTAGTCACGATGTGGCGTGTAGGTCATTTTATACTCCTTATGCCGTAGTTGGCTCCGCGCTTGGAGGCCGTCCATGTGGCGGTCAATGCGCCTGCGGCCACGTCCAAGGTACCGTCTTGAATGCCCTTGACCAAATCAGCCACAAACATGGGGTACCGGCGGTCATTGTCGTCGGTCAAAATAATCACCTTGGAGGACCGTCCGGTACGCATTGAATCCACCGTCAGTGTAGCATGAAACGGCGTGACCGTCAACCACCCCTTGTGATTGTAGTCAGGATAACTCAGCCAGTTACCATCAATATCAACCGGAACCTCGGGTGCCTTGGGATTCCATGAGTGAACAATGTTATATCTCATCGTACCTTCTTATATGCTTTGATTGAGTATTCCTCTACCGGCTCAAATACGAAACATGAAACGTAGTCATTGTCCCAATCGAAATCATCGGCAGACGTGTCGCACTCTAAACCAAACTCATCACCATTTGGCTCAATGTATGATTCACCATGCTTAGAGATATCATCCCACCACGAGTAGCCGAACAACTTGTTGTCGCTCTCACGACGAATGACGGTAATCATACACAGACCTTGGTAAAAATCATCGTTCTCCAAGAACGAGCCAAGCGACCGATAAGTTCGTCCAGTCGTGTCTGTCTTTATTATATCAGTGTCATACATAAGGTCATACTTTGAGTCCTCATAACTATTTTCATTGGCCTCAAAAACAGGAAAGTCAGGTTCTATCTCTTTAGACATTACTCAGTCTCAATTCTACTTCATCAATGTACGGGCCATCGTCAATATACAACGATGTTTCGGTCAACTCAATAGCGTAGTCGATTGTATCTTCTTCAATACTCTCGATGAATGCTGTCAAGGTTTTAAAGCCCTCATCTTTGAGCATGTGTGCTACCGCCGAGTCAAAAGAAGAATGAACCGTCTTGTCCGAGTATCCTCTAGGTGTGTACAGATAACCCTTCATCGAAAATCTACCGCCTTCACTTTCACTATAATTCTGTCGCCTTTACGATTAAACAGGGGTACGGTGGGTCTTGCCACGATTCCTTCGGCCTCAAAGTCGCCCCACTGAGATTTTAGACCATTAATACCGGCTGCTCCCCATCGAACAATACCGCCGCCTTTATTGAACGTGATGCCCGTAGACACAATGTCAATGGCGTCCTGCAACGTGCCGGTACCCAAAACAGGGACAGATTCTATTCCTAGTTTGTTGGCAATGTCATTAACATCGTCACGCTTGAGCCACCACGGACCAATCTTGACGTCGAATAAAACGAATGAGTGGTCTTTGCGATACTTGCCACCACCCTGAATGTTCGGGCCGTAGCCCTCACCAAAGAGAGTAATCTCAACCAAATCATTTTCCTTGAACGAGTCTACGGTAAACGTCTCCTGTAAATACTCTAGAAGAGGCTTGGGAATCATGGCGTTATCACTTCTACCGCCGAAAAATACGCAGGCGGGGCGAGAGGTTTCATTACCAACATAGTTAACACGAATATTGGTACCGTCCACCTTCTCGGTGAACTCCCACTCGTTGTCCTTTAGATACTCCAACTCAAGGGTCGTCCAAGCACCGTGAATCATGCGGCCCTTCTTGGGGCCGGTCATGTCACGCTTGAAGATTGATTGTATCTTGTGATAAGTTTCCATTATAGTTCCTCTAGTGGACCATGTATACGTCGTAACCATTCAATACCGGCGCTATAAATCTTACCCGAATAATCGGCGGTAGTAACCATACCGCCGTCACGTACAATTAGCCAGATGGTGCCCCGTCTGTCGCGCACATATTGTTTGGTATAGTCTGTTTCGAAATATGGCGCGCTGCTAGGAAACCACGGATATCCCTCAGCCAAAATATCCTCCTGTTGTATTACCGGGCCACGCATCACGGGCCTCATCAGTTCTAAAGTATGTGGACGGGCAAGGTGCTTTGTCGTCGTCATTATGACCGGTGAAATTTATACGCCACCACTGACGCAAGGCCTGAGCCTCAGGATAGTGGTCGCAGAACTGGCACTCGCCGGGAGCATGTAGAATGGTCTGGTCGCAATGTGCCATGGGCATCTTGAACCCATTTTCCTCTGGCTGGTCATAATCAAATTCTACAACCTCAACCTTTCGCTCGTCAAACGGAGACTTGCCCGGAATGCTTTTAAATATCTTAAACTTCATCATCTTCCTCCGGTTCTGCTGTCCACTCGTCAAAGTGATACTCACATGAACGGCTGATGCGATACTCATAAATACCCAACTCGGAGTAGATGTGTCCCGGCATCAGCCCATGGCTGTAAGGGTAATAGAATACTGCTTCGCCTGCTATACACTTTGTTTCCAGTGTACCGGCCTCGATGGCTTCCTCAGCCCGCAAAGACATTTCCGTACAACAAATCAGGGCTTGCGTTTCGTCGTCAATATTCATAATAACTTATTCCTTCTTCCAGACCAGATGATAGAATTTGTCGCAGCGGGCGCACACCGAATAATAACACAATTCATTGTCATACAATGTCCAGTCATGAATACCAATGCGACATTTCCAGTTCATAGCGCTCCTAAAAAGTGGGGCTGCGCAGGATTGCTCACCGCGACTTACGCCCCACTCGGTTCAGAACACCAGTCTACCAGACAACGCTACTCGCTGTCAAGGCCCTCTCTAATCTGCGTGAACAAGTCATGTATCTCATTCTGCAACTTGGCAACGGTATTTTCTAGCACAAGCAACTTGGCTAGTATTTCGTCTTTGGTCATATGCCCTGAGACTGACGGTCCTCGTCGGTGTACCCGCCGCCGAGTCCGGTACGCGTACGCGTCGTGTAGCCAGACAGTGAGGCCGAAGCCATGGCGGTGTTATTGACATCAAATGTCAACGAGTCGCCTGCGGCAAATCCATACTGAGCACCCACAGCCACGGCATCAAGATTGGCACCGAGGAAGGTGAAAGTCCAATTGAACTCGGTTCTCTGCTTTTCGACCAATTCCTTGACCTTGGCGGCGGTCCACTCCTGACTGGCATTTTCATAGCCGTCAGTGATAACGGGCACGATTACCGTACCGGGACGCTCGTCCTCGGGCAATGCAGCCAACTTCTCACCGAACTCGGTCACCGCGCGGCCAATGGCGTCGAGTAGGGCGGTAGAACCACGAGGGTCCAATACCGCGCGGGCCTCACCCACGGGCGTGTCGCTGAATACCTTGTCATAGGTGTTGTCAAACTGAACGTAGTCCACAAGGCATTTACCGTCCAACTTGGCCTGCTCGTCAAAATAAGTATTGAGCGCGTTAATCATTTCTTCTGCACAACTTGCCATCGAACCAGAACGGTCAGTGATAACCAAAAGATGGCTGTAGTCACTATCTGTCATTAAATCTCCTTAAATATTTTGTAGCATTTTCTAGTAGCCCACCGCATATTAATCATCCTCTAGAAGCAATTCGCCAATCTCGGTGCTGTCGGCGTGCCGCATGGCGATGCCAATGCTGGAAGGACGCTCAACAAGGCCAATAGAACAGGCCCAGCACCACATTAGTTCGTGGTCGCACTCGTCGGCACGAACCTTGGCCCAACGAGGGAACGCCTGAGCGTTGCCACCACATGAGGCGCATATCTCGTCGGGACCGAGGTTGTGTCCATTGTCGCAGGCTTCGCACAGCCCCACGCGGGTGGCGCGCTTCTGCCGACGGAACCTGAATGTTGACTGTGGCTTGGCCGGAAGCGTACCATCTTCATTAGGGATAAGGTCGCCCTTCTTGGCGTTGCACTTCTTGTGCATCAACTTCAAGTTGGACAAATCCCAAATCTCATCCATGGTCCAGCCGTTGGTCTTGCCAAAGTATTGGGGAATCCAGTGGTCAATGGTAACTTCCAATGGTCCATCGGTCACGGAGAAATCAAGCATATTACCACAATCGGGGTGCATACACCGGTCACCGTCGCGTTGGTGCAACTTGGCAACCAACGTGGGACGGTCTAAGACTCTGCGTGTGATTGTCTCTGTCATGTCTCTCCTTTCCAAATGAACTCTTGTTGACCATCTTACCATACCGGCCCGTATGAGTCAAGCCCTAGATGAGTCGCATCCCATCAAGATAGTCTCGTAACTCATCAGGTATCTCCCGCTTCGGTGCGCGAATGACGCCCAGCGGTTCGGGCTGCCCCTTGTTCTTCTTAACAAGGTCGGCATAGGACATAACCTCAACCTCTTGGTCAACAGGCTTGGGTGTGTAGGTAATCGCATTGAATATGGCACCACAGGTGGCATCAGACAAGTCCTTACTACCCTTTCGTGGGTGGTCGATAACAACCTTTTGTCCTCGTTGTATGGTACGGAGTTCACCAAGTTCTTCAATTAGAATATCAACCTTGGGTCCGACCAATCGGTTGTCATACATGATGGACAAGAAGTCGTCGTAGTGCTTTTTGTCAACCGACAACGTGTCCGTGCTGATGCCGTGTTCACGTTCCAGAATGTTCATTGTGTCATGGGAGTTCCAGCGGTCAAAGGTTACCAGTTTAATATCGAATCCTCTGCGACGTACCGCCACAATAAAGTCACGCACGTCAGCAAAGTCTACAGACTTTTCTTTTGTCGGTGTCCACCAGCGTACAAAGTCCACGACAACCACGGGGTGAACTTCGGCATAATCCGCACCAATGCGCACGTCTACCCACTTCTCCACGTGTGCCATGGACACCGCACAGTAGTCGTGTTTCTGAGCCAAGTCAACGTGCAGATAGTATCCTGTTTCGTCGTGCGGCTGGAACTTCTCCAAGAACAAACCATCTTCATCAACCGGGTTGGTTGTGACAAATGAATCAGCAATGGCCTGCTTGTTCTTGAAGAATCCTGAGGTCAGGTTGGACGGCATGCAGGCAAAGCGCCCAAGGAAGTCACCCAAGTCCTCGCGGGCGGCGCGGACCATGGCGGGTGAATCAATACGTACGGTAGGATTTACTTCCCACGTGGGTCGGCGCAAAGCAAACAAGTGAGGATAAGCGTACTTGACAATATGGTCCTCTTCCCATTCGATGGTGAACTCATTACCGTCGGTCCCATCGGGCAGGTCGGGGTCAATCTTCATCAAGTAGGATTTGGTGATTACCTCTTTCTCCCTGACCGCCGCCTCGTAGCGCTGTTGAATGTAGTCACCCTTGAAACGGGGGAAAGACAGGAGTAGTACCTTTCCATAGTCAGGGAATCGAGAGTCCACCGAGGCCCTGTACATCTTGTAAACAGCATCGGCGGTCTTGGCCTGTTCGTTACCTGAAACTGATTCCAAAGCGAAGGCGGAAATCTCGTCCAGTACCGCCACAAACAAGTTTAGTCCCTCAAAGGCCTCACGTTCGGAGTGACCCGAGAACACTCTGATAGACTTGTCAAAGGTGATGCCGTTCTGGGTGGGCGTGTCATATTTATCATCAAACCACTTGCAGCCAGTGATACGCTTTTTGAAGTTGGCGAAGAAAACATTACGTGCTTGGTCGGCGTTGACAGCAATATTAAGAATGTCAATCGTGTCGCCGCTGGGCTTGCCATAATACTTGGCCGGGTCTTTAAGACACAAGAGAAGATAAACGATGTAGGCACAGACAATGGTGGAGGTATAGTCTTTACCGGACCCCTTGCCAAGTTGTAGGATAACTTCATTGCATGTTTGCTTGAAGCGCTTGTCGGCCACATCTTCTCCATATAATGCTTTTAGGGTGTCATATTTGTAGATTTGACTACCGGCGCGAATCATCTGATACTGATAGTCGGACAGCGGCGGTAGATGAAGAAAATCATCTGAGGTTACAAACGTCTCAATTTCTACCGGGCGCTCATCAAAATCCTCACCAGACAGCGCGTTGAACACATTATTGAAAAAGTCGCTCACTCAGAAATCACTTCCGACTGAACGACTGTGCCCTGCACCTGACCGGTGAGTACCGTCAACTTGTCTCTGACAACCTGCTTGCAATCAGGACACAAATCATTTTGCAAGATACTGATAATGATTTGTTCGCGTTCTTCACGCTCGGCCAGTTCGTCACCGAGGTCATTGTTGTCAAGGATACCGGCCTTTTGCAACAGGTCCACGCGTGTCTTGTCAAATTCTGCAATGTTCTTGAGTGTGGCGTTAATCTGTGCCGACACCTTTTCATCAAACGACAAATCATTCAGATTGTCAAGGTTGCTTCGTGCTTCGGCCATGAGCAACTCATAGCGTTGGACCATATCGTTCAAATGGTCACGGGCGGCGTCACGTGAATCCATGTCAGAACGAACAATCTCTTGCCATTGGGCAATGGCGGCTCGGGCATCAACCACCTTGCAGCCAAGTTCGCGGGCAATCTGATACGGTGACTTGTTCTTAAGGTGTAACTCGGCAACGTCCTCGATGAACTTGAATGCTTCGGAGTCTACGATTGCCAGTTCGCTCAACGCATACCGCCCGCACTTGGTGCCCAGACAGAACCTTCAAAAACCCACTTGCGAGTCAGCAGTTCACCACAATGGTCACATGTCTGCTTGTCACGCTCATCAATAGGAACGTTACGAGTGATGGGGTCTAAATAACATTTATGTTCGTATGCATAATTCGGCATGTCATAATTATACCATAAACGGTACGATTATGCCAATGACTGGTCGTAGAACCCTTTCTCATAAGCATTTTCTACCGCTTCGACGTATTCTTCCATGGAGTCAATACGGTTTCTGGCATCGCCTCCGTCTACAACATTCCATGGACGATTAAGAAGGAATGCCTTGGTACCGGCGTCAATCAGGGCGTCATAGTTTTCAATCTTGTCGTCAATGTAAAAGTCTGTCCAGCGGCACGCCTTGTCAGCCGAGAATATCAACTCATCGTAATAGACCTTGTGCTCATCCAGCCACTCGACAGTAATCTTCTCTGACACCGAGGGTGTTGACCCAAAGGGTCGGTCAGTGATGATAACGATGTAGTGTCCTGCCTCGGCCAAGCGGTCCATGCCCTCAACCCAGCCGGGGCGGGTGGGACCATTGAACAGGCAGCCGCAGTCGGCGGCTTCGTGACAGAACTCAACAAACTGCTGGCTTGTCCAGCCCCAATCCCTGTACCAATCCCAATAGGGATGCGGCGTAGAACCAGACTTCCACAGGTGGCCGCGACCGGTATGAATCAAGTGATTGTGTACAGAGTCACCAAATACATGGCCCACTCCATCCAAGTCAGAACCTACTATCATAATCCACTTTCCTGTTCGGCTATAGTAATCAGATTGCATACCGTGATGCGCAACTCTCCCAAGGTCGTGTCGTTGTTTATTGTCAGGTCGAAATTGTATCCGACCGCCTCCATTTCGGAAGCGTGGTCATTGGCCGGTCCCACACCGGGGCGGTTGATGCGCCAGATTTCTCCACCGCGTGAACGCACCGCCTCAAACTCATTGATGAACCGCGCATCCGAAACAACGATTCTAGCATCTTCGGGCAGTCCTGTCAAGGCCGCGTCAATCCAGATTGAATCTCAGAGCGTCTGTCTACCGGCCTCGGTGCCCAACCTTTGAAGTAGGCGGCGAATTTCTTGACCGTACTCGGTTTCCTTGTATCCATTCCAGCCATACTTGTCAATGACATCTTGAACGGTGATAAGGTCTGGGCTTTTATCATAATAGGAATGACCACAGATTGGGTCGAGTGCATACAATACCTCACGCAACTTGTCAGCAAATGCTACACGCATAAAGCCACAATCTTCTACCAATATCTTGGCAACTTCGTCTTTTCCGCTCCTAGCGAATCCAGACAACGCTATTATTTCCATCAGACCACCTTTTGTGAATTATGGATATAACTTCTCACGACTGCACCAATATGCTCGCCGGTCATTTGATTCTTCTTCGCAAAATGCAACGTCATGAACATCGGCTTGTCTGCTGGGCTTCTGTAATACACAGTGACCTTGATAGCATCGAGGCCGTAAACATCGCCTCGGTCAACAACTACATTGGTTACTGTCTCTGGAAGGTGCTCCCAGATATCTTCTCTCAGGCTCATGAAAACTCCAAATAATTTATGCTTCTGCGCTCTGAATGAGCGAATGGCCCTCGTAGAACTCGGCCACCAAATCTAAATACTGTGGTTTTGGGGCATAAGCCTTGAAGTCTCCACAGTGACTCCTATGAAATACAAATGCATCAGCATTCATATGTATACCCATGTCGTGAACAGCATTGACCAGCGATTGGGCACCTAATGAAGAATACAAAGTCGCCGTCAACGTCCAACTCTGATAGGCCTTCGTCATTCTCTCGGCACCGTAATCAAACTGATTGTGTTCACCCGCGTGGCGTGGCCTGTTGACATGATGGTAGCCCCACTCATCCCATTCTACATGATTGTCATAGAAATGTCTACCGTATTCGTTAACACAAAAACTGACGACCCCGTAGTCATCTGGAACCTCAGACAACAAGTCATTCACATTTGAGTAAAACCCATCAGGAACAATGGC